CTAGTCTTGCTTACTTGTATCTCTTGTCTTACTGCTAGATAATTCTGTAATTCAGGACTAAGCGTTTTCTCATCATACTGCTTTCCATCAATTGTTATAGCCATAGTTAATCTCCATTTTTAAATTCATATTACTATTTATATAGTTTATCATCAAGCAACATTGACAAAACCTCTAAATAATGTTATATTTAGAATTATAAATTATTAAACTAAAGGATTGAAAATATATGAAAAAACTATTAATAACAATGGTGATATTGATTTTATTACCTATTTCAGCTTTCGCTGGAAATACAACAACAATCGTAAATTCAGGATCCAATGACGGTGCATATAGAACTGTACTAGTAATGATTGGAGACAAAATAGACCACACTTTTGTACAAGCAAATAATCCAATAATAGCAAGTAAACATTTTGACAAGCAAAATGTACTGACTATGTGGAGTACAGAATGGGCTGGTGACGAATCAATGCCATCTGTAATAATAGATGAAAAAACTATCGTTGCTGTTCAAGCATACGAAACTATACTTTGTAGTAGAACTTACACATCTGTTAGTGAAATGTCTGGTCTAACAATTAAAATAGCAACTTGGGGTGGATCTCCTGTTGTTAAAAAATTTCTTGATAACTATGGCACAGCAAATAATATAACTTTTGAAATCGTACCTTACGGTGGAAGTGGTGATACTGTTAGAGGTTATCTAGGTAAAGACACTGATACAATCTTTACAATTCAAACTAAACAATCTAAAGTAGAAGCAGACGGTAATTGTTTTGCTTTTAGTGCTAATAACGATTTAGAGTTTGCATTTATTGATGTAATATTATCAGTTAATGCTTCTAACGGCGCTCTTGAAGAATTTAGAAATGTAGTATCTGAATTATCAATTACTGAAGCGTGGCAAACTGCCTTTGCAGGAACGGCTACATATGTTTTAGATAATGATAATGCAGAATCTTTAGTTAATAAAGTTAACGCTGCTATTGAGTTGAATAAGTAATACATTCCTGAAGCTGGTTATTAACGGTTTGATATGTTTTTTGCATATCAGACTCGTTAGTACCTGTTATTAGAAAAGATATTCTAGGAACTTTCTCGTTAGCTAACCAATTAAATTCTGCGATTGTTTCACCAGGTTTCAATCTATCATTATTAGTCTTACACCAATATTCTTTTAAGTGAGATAAATCTTTTACATTTTTTATTTTACCTGGTTTTAAATCAGACATAACCCAATATATTTGTTTCTTATAAGAGAACGGTCTATCATTTAAAATTTGTGGTAGCATTGTATTTTTATACACACCATCCATTTGTTGTAGACCTTGACCAATTCTTGGATTGCAATCTATCATCTTCACATTATTATCCCATTTATAAAAATCAGGTCCAGAAAAAAACATATTTCTTAAATGTAAAGTAGCAACCAATCTTTCAAAAAATTTATTAGATTCATATAATATATCTGCTGGCACATCTTGTTTATTAAAACTCATAAATTCAACTGGTTTAGTTTCAAATTTATATTCATCAATTTGACTATATGCAACCTTACCTCTAACCCATAATACATTTTTTAAACTACCCTTTTCATTTACATAATAATATGGACCCCACATTTCTGCTTCATTTGGAAGTTGTTCTTGCGCCATATAGTAATTAATACGATTATTAAATTCTGAATCTTTCCAACCCTTTTTATTATTAATAAAAAATGAACTATCAGTTGAAAGTAAAAACTCTTTCTTATTTTTAAAAGAAATATAATTTAAATCTCCAGGTTTACCACCTGAACCAATAATAGGTTTTATTATAAAAGGTCTTTCTTTAAAACTATCTAAATGCTCTGGACTTGTAGGTATAACATTATAGGGTATTAAGTTTTGAAAACCTATAGTAATACAAAAATCATCCATCTTTTTCTTATCAGATAAAATGTCAGCTGCTTTTTCTGATACATTGTTTAGACCCCACTCTTTCTCTAATTTAGCTTGTAAAGGTAATAAACTTTCTGATACTGTATAAATTCTATCATAAGGTCCTTCAATTTTATCAAAGTCTTTAATAACAACATCTACTTCCTGACCAATAGATTTCAATGCTCTTTCAAGGCATTGCCACCTGTTCCAACCTCTTTTATATCCTAATATTAAATTTTTCATCCGTATATTACCATTACTCTCATTAAGTTATCCCAAAATAAATCTGTTAAAAAATACCCATATAATATTGGAAAAGTATCTATTCTCTTTAAATAATAACCTATTATACTTAATGCAACCAATGTTATTAACAACCACTCTCTTATTGGATAAATATAAATACTCATTATAGAAATAAAAAGTAAAATAAAATAAGTCAATACATTTTTATATTTCTTCAAGTGATATGCCATCATACCTAACAAATTAAAACATTTCCAAGATAAGAATAAACATATTACTAATATAATTGGTATGTAATAAAGTATATTAGTAAAGATAAATAGATTATCTACGCTAAAAACTAATCCTTGTGCTAGTATCAAATAGTAAATCAATACTTCACTACCCACAATTGGTATACCAAGTATTATTAGAGGTATCAAAGAACTTAACGCACCACTATTGTTCGCTGATTCTGCCGCCGCTATTTTCTTTATATCTGTTTTAACTAAATTAGCACTTAAATAACTTCCTAATATATTGGTTACTCCTGGAACAAGACCACACCAAAATCCAACAAAACTTCCTATACCTGTTGCAGGTAATGTACTCTTTGCTATACCGAATTTTGTTATTGGTTTTTGTTTAAACAGCTTTAAATCTCTAAACTTTAATATTTGAGGTACAATATATAACCCTATCATTACAGCACTAAAAGGAATACCTAGAGTTAAATAATCAATACCAAATGTTCCCCAATATTCATAAGTTGTATAGTTATATCCAATCTTTGCTAATATTCCGCCAAATACAAATAGAAGTATAGTCTTCCACATCTTTTGTTGTGATAGAAGAGTTAATAATAAAATTGCTATACATATAATACCAAGTTGTAAGGTACTATTATAAAATTGAAATATACTATAGATACTTGGAAGAAATAGTAAGAATAGACCTATTGCAAAAATAGAACCTATTGTACTTGAAATTGCATTGCTACTTACAGCAAGATGACCTTCTCCTTTTAAGAATAAGTTATGTCCGTGCCTGGCAGTAGATACTGCTGAAGCGTCACCTGGTATTCCATAAAGAATACCTGTTACTGAATTAGTATAATTCGTTGTAATAAGGAGTGAGATATAGAAGAGTAATAAATTAAAGGGGTCTAAAGTGAACAGTAAAGGATATAATGTTGCGATTGCCAAAAAAGGACCTGCACCAGGTATAATTCCGAAGACAACACCCGATAATATTCCAATCAAACACCATAATAAAGAAATCATTATTTTACTTTGCCATACTCTAACATTTTTTGAAATAACTCTTTATCAAATTTTAAACACATTATTAATAAAATTATTCCATCTGAAAATGAAAAAACACTATGTCTTTTACTACCATTAAAATACCATAAAGTGCCAGGATTACCTTTGATAACTTTATCATCATAAATCCATTTAAAGTCATATTCATTGCACTTAACAAACGCAACAAATCTAATCTCATCATAACTATAATCTTCTTTATTAACATCAAAATGTTCTGGAAAATAACTGCCTCTATCCATTCTTAAAAAATGACAACGACCTAACCACTTCTTCCAAGGTTCTAAAATTGTTTGTAGTGTTGGACATTTTTTCCAAACATCTGTTGGAACATTTAAATCGTGGTTGTGTATTACTTTGCCAGTTTGTATTTCCCAATCTCTTAAACTTGATAAATCAGGAACACCGTGAAGTCCACCATCAATACTAGTTACACTTAATCCCCAGCGATTATTTTCTTTTTTTAAAATATAATTATATCTTTTCCAATCTTTCTCAAATGGTTTTAATTCTTCTAGTAATTTATCTTTCTTAAAACCTGGATTCAATTCAATCCAATCAGACATTGTATTTAAGCGTAATAACGCCTTATCATCATCAATCATAATTATCCTGTTACTTATATATCAGCTGAAGCTGCAACTAGTGTATAAGTTAAATGTTTATCTATAGGAGCTAATTTCTTTGCTTCTTCCAACCATTTTAGATAAGCAGTTTCAGATTTAAAATATTTAAAATGTTGAAAAGATTTTCCGTCTTCACTTAATCTACTCTCTTTTCCATATTTGTATTCATTTTGACTTAATACATTTTTCTCAATATCAATATGTTGTTGTATTAAAGCTGTAGGTGTACCATCAACATTAGTTACGTCAAAAAATTCTTCTACTGTCTTATAAACCTTATCTGGATTAGCAGTATCTTTAACTATCCATTCTACTCGTTTTACCATATTTTCCTCCTATGTATATTTATGTGACATAAAATAAGGAGACCACCAGCCAGTCCAGCCTTTCTCCATTAAATGGTGCATTTGACCTAAAGTACACATACTATAATTTCTATCTTTTTTTTCTTTAATCTTTGGACAAACTCTATCATAGGTTTCATATTCTATTTCACGATAATAAAATTCATCACTTCCTTTATAATATTTCTTTAAATAATATTCATCATTAGATTTAAATTTATCCCATATATGTGATACATCACCTGTCCAAGATACAACGGATGAATTTAAAGGTGTATGAGCAGGTTCTCTCCACCAAGTATCATCTAACAATGTAAACTTCTTTCTAACTAAATTTGGTAATTTTTTATAGATAACTACATCTAAATCAAAGTATAAGTTTTCTCCATCTCTAAACTTATCATACATTTGAAGTTTGTTATACCAATTACCATATAAGTCATTTTCAATAACTTCAAAACTATCATACTTTAGACCAGAATAAGTATCTATCATATGTTCTAAATTTTCAACGTGCCAATTTGTAAATCTTTTACCAGTTCGTACACAAATTATTCTCATTTTGCAAACTCTTTTAATTCAGGAAAAACATCAAACAAATGCATTTCCCATTTAGTTCCTTTATACGCTTCATCTTGTTTAAGAAGATAGTTTATTGTTTCCTGGAAATCATTATCTTCGCACGGTGGCATTTTAAGCGCTGATTGAATATCTGGAAAGCCTTCGTATTTTGGAATTAAATTATTTTTTAGTTTATCTGGTAAATTATTAACTCTCAAAGCTTTCGGCCACTCTATCATCAACCAACCTATGCTTCGGACACCAGGATGATTGTTACAATAATCAATTACTTTATAATAACGCAATACATTAAGGCAAGTAATTACTGAATTAACATCCACATACGCTTTATCTTTAAACTTTGGATCATTTACCAAATCTATATTATCTTCAATTTCTTCCCAAACTCCCCTCCTACGGCAATAGTCTTGATACTTACCAACACCATCAATAGACACTGTAAAAGATATGTTAAGAAAATGTGGAATATAATTAATAAATTTATGTTTACCAGCTACTAATTTAGTAAGATTGGTTTGAAATTTAATAATAATATCTTTTGCGTGACCACTTTCAATTACAGCATCCAATAATTGATAATATTGTTTCATTATTAGTGGTTCACCACCAATAACTTTTATACTTCTTAAATATGGACCTAATTCACAGACTTGATTAATAACATCTTTAATATCAATTTTAGCAAGATTATCAGCAACATCTTTATATTTTTTTAATGTACTATCAAGAGGTCCAAATACTTTTGTATTCCATAGATTATGTTTTTTTACCATATCCATTCGCATACTGGAATTTTCGTGCAAACACATATGACAATCTAAATTACATTCAACACCAAATGCTTTTAATTGTATTTGACATATTCGGTTATTTTCCTTAAATTTATATTTACCAGTTTCTTCATACTCTCTGGCAATTCTTTCAATGTTATCCCAAAATTCTGGATTGTTTGAGTCCTTCCACATAGTGTATGTCCTTCTGGACTTTCCATATCTCTTTTCATCCTTTATACATCTGACACAATACTCGTTTATAAATTTATTATCTTTAAAATCTTTAGCAGGATTCAACATTTCTTTACGAAGACCATTCATATATTCACTATCTTCCATCCAAGACTTGAATGGTGTATTTGAAATATTGTTTTTATAATTTTTTTTAGCCAAGCAACACGCTTGATAGTAACCATCAATTTCTACAAACATTTCCGCAAAAGGATGGACACAAAACCAATTATCTTTATTCTTTGCCCTATTCATTATAGAGTTAGGGTCTTTTTTTCGTTGTTCACCTTTTTCTGAAATATTTTTAAACCAATCTGTTGTATCAACATTACCTGGGCGAGCTAAAATATGGCCAGGAAGTTTTCTAGTAATTAAGTTATATCTTAATTCTGGATCTTTTCTTTCAATTAACTTTCCTTCTCTATTTTTATTTTTCATATTATATCCAGTTCTCTTTTATAAACGTTTGATTGTGCTGGTGTATAGTTTTACCTGGACCTGTAAAATGTACCACTTTAATATATTTATGAACATCACCTAATATCATATAATCAGTTCCAAATTTATCACAATACATTTTGTTTAAATAAAAATTTTCCTGATAATCAGTTGAGTATTTACATATCCAGTGTTCAGGTGTTTTTCTTAATTTTGCTTTATATTCTTCCATTTTCCAAAAAACATAATTTTGTTCACCATAATATTTCATATGTACATCACCTATATTATAATAATGTAGTTGCCAATATTCAGGATTTTTAATAAAATCGTCCCACACATATTTTAAACTTCCAGATTTAAACTTATAAAATCCACCATTTATATTTAATGCTGGTTTTGAATGCCACCATACACCATAAGTAAGTAATTCATTATTATTTACAGGATGTCCTATTAGTCCATCAACATTACCTGTAATAACTTGGTCTATATCCATAATTATAATATCATCACCTGGTTTTTGATATGCAAAATGTGGACTAAAGAATTTTAGTTTATGCCAATGTTTCTTAATCTTATCGTGGTGATTATAAGGCAATATAACATCTGCTTCAATATCTTTTGTATCACTAATACAAATAAACTCAAAATCTTTAGTTGAATTTCTTTTTAAACTCCTATATAATTTTGATACATAGTCTGGTGTATAAAAACCTTTAAAATATACGCAACAAATTTTAAGCATATTTTCTCCATACAATATCAAAGTCTTTACAGACGCAATGTACTATCTTTGTTTCATTTGGTATAAAATGTTGAATATCTAAAAAGTAATGCCATCTTCTATCTAACCATTGTATACCAACTTTATTTACATTTACTTTATATGAAAATATTGTTTCATTATCATACCGAAACATA